AATTGAAGCAATTTTGGAATATTTGAACATTGAACTACGCAGATTGCGTAGTTCTTTGTTTAGAAAATACCTTGAAACATATCAACGTGCTCTAACCAGCAGAGATGTTGAAAAATATGTCGATGGAGAAGCTGATGTTGTTGATATGGAAAAAATTATCAACGAATTTGCCTTATTACGTAATAAATGGCTAGGTATTACTAAAAGCTTAGACATAAAACAATGGCAATTAAGTAATATTATCAAGCTTCGTGTCGCTGGAATGGAAGATGCCACATTATGAACATTGTTTTAGTTACTGGAGGCTTTGACCCTCTACACTCGGGCCATATAGCCTATTTCAAAGCTGCTAAAATGCTTGGAGATATGCTAATTGTAGGTCTTAACAGTGACGAATGGTTAGAACGAAAGAAGGGAAAGTCTTTTATGCCTTGGAACGAAAGACTATGCCTTATTAATAATCTATTAATGGTCGATGAGGTTTATACATTTGACGACGAAGATGATTCTGCTCGACATTTTATTCAACAAGTGCGAGCTCACTACCCAAATGACCGAATAATTTTTGCTAATGGCGGAGATAGAACAGAATATAACATTCCAGAGATGGATGTTGTCGACTCTAATTTAGAATTTGTATTTGGCGTAGGCGGCACTGACAAAAAGAATTCAAGTTCTTGGATTTTAGAAGAATGGAAAAATCCTAAAACTCATAGACATTGGGGACATTGGAGGGTTTTATACGATATCCCCGGATGTAAGGTCAAAGAGCTTACAGTATTGCCACAGTGTTCATTATCTATGCAACGTCATAGTAAAAGAAACGAGCATTGGATTGTTTCAGAAGGTCAATGCGTAGTAAATCAAAAAATGTCTAGTGGGTATATCCTCCCAGCAAAGACATTACAACTTCATGATACCATTATTATTCAAAAAAACGAGTGGCATCAACTTTTTAATCCATTTGACCAGCCATGTAAAATTGTAGAAATACAATATGGCGAAAAATGCGACGAAGAAGACATTGAAAGATCATGAATTTAACCGTAGATTGTCTATTAAGGAAACTAGTACCTACTATTAAGAGTAATAGTAAATTTATTCCTACTAAAGATAAAAGAATTTTACTCAGTTTATTCAATCAAATGGATAAGGGTCATTTTTTGACCGAAAATCAGTCAAAATTACTGGTAAAGATTTTTGTTGAGAACCAGCCAGTTCTAGAAAAAATTGAAACCAATTTTGATTCTGTCATAAAAAATAATTTATGGTCTCAGGCATTTAGAACAATTCAGAGAATTAGAAAAATTTCACTACCAGCTAATCCAAAAGAGACAATTTTAGTGGAATTTACCTATGACAAGCGGATAAAAGAAAAACTCATAGGCCTTAACTCTAAGACTGACGGAGCAATCGCAGCCGTAGGAGCAAAAAGTTACTCTCTAATGCTCACTGAAAAAAATGTGTATACCTTGGTTTCCACTTTTTTAAAAGATGACTTCGAAATTGAGGGGAAAATCATGGATTTTTACCTCGAGATTGAAAAAATCATGAGAGGCCAAAAAAAGCCTTTTGACATTTTTTTGAACGAAAATGAAATTTTAAAAAAACACCTAGAAAGTGACATAGGTCCATTAACTGCTGAAAACAAGATTTTAATACATGACCGCAAAATTCGGTATCAGTACGATTTTTTTGAAAAAATTGGTAATTTTTCGCTTGCTGAAAAAATAGCAACTCGAAAATCTCCAAAAATTTATATAGACCCGAAACAATATTTGTTTTCAGACCTTGTTAACGCATTGAGTCAATTAAAAAGATTACCGATGCTTTGTGTCTTTGAAGGGCACGATCCAAAAATCAACAAAAAATCACTAGATTTGATAAAAAACTCCGAAAGTTCGAACAAGGTAATTGGGAACGTGGGAGTATATTTTAGATTTGATTCAAATACTGATAAAGCTAACTTCAACGCTTCGGTGTCCGAGTTCGGCTACAACAAATTATTAGATGATGATATAACATTGGTAGGTATAGCTAACAACAAGTTACCAAAATTTATGGTAAAAATGGGATGGAAACCAGAATCTATTATCAGTTTTACAAATACGTTTAAAGAAAATAAAAGTTATTGCTATCTTCGAAGCGTTGACCTTATAATTTATTATACTGATAAAATACCATTCACGAAAGACATAAATGTCATCCTGTAAATTAATTATTAAAGACGAAGTTAACATAAAATTAGAAGGTCTTCCTGTTGAGATTCGAAGGAAGTTAGTTAACAACTTTAAATATGAAGTAGGCTACGCTCGATACCACCCTGCTTACAAATTAGGTAGGTGGGACGGTAGTGTTACTCTGTTTGGCATGGGCGGAAACGGCTATATCAACCAGCTTCCCCGTATATTAGAAATACTGGAAAAATGCGGAGTTGATGTAGAAGAAGTCGAAGATCTTAGAAACAATCTTCAGTTAACTTTTCCTGAAGTAAAAGAAGATTATTGGGGGGATCAATGTTGGCCAGAAGGCCATCGATTTGCTGGTCAACCAATTAGACTGCGAGACGATCAGGTAGAGGTTGTTAATAATTTTCTTAAAAATCCACAGGCATTACAAGAAGTAGCTACTGGCGCAGGAAAGACTATTATGACTGCTACCTTGGCAAAATTATGTGAACCTTACGGGCGTTCTATAACTATTGTGCCTAATAAAAGTCTTGTTGAGCAGACTGAAGAAGATTTTATTAATGTAGGATTAGATGTTGGTGTGTACTACGGAGACCGTAAAGATCTAAATAAGACACATACAATTTGTACTTGGCAAAGCCTTAATATTCTTGATAAGAAATCAAAGAATCACGAGCATGATATCGTATCACTAGCAGAATTTTTAGACGGTGTTCAAACTGTTATTGTTGACGAAGTACATCAGGCAAAGGCCGAAGTCCTTAAAAATTTACTTACACAGAATATGTGTAACGCACCAATTCGTTGGGGATTGACTGGTACAGTTCCTAAGGAACCATTTGAGTTTGAAAGCATTTTTGCCAGCATTGGTCCAGTTGTAGGCAAAGTTAGTGCTAAAGAATTACAAGACAAAGGAGTTCTTGCTCAATGTCATGTAAATGTATTACAATACATCGACTTACCAGAATTTAAAAGCTACGCTGAAGAAAACAAATATCTAGTCACTGATGAAGATCGTATGATACACATCAGCAATTTAATTAAAGATATTTCTAAAACAGGTAACACTCTAGTGCTTGTTAATCGTATAGAATCTGGTAAATTTATAAGAAATGAAATAACAGACAGTGTGTTTATTTCAGGGGAAGTAAAAACTAAAGACCGGAAAGAAGAATATGACGAAGTTAAAATCAGTGACAACAAGATTATTGTGGCGACTTATGGTGTGGCCGCTGTGGGTATTAATATCCCTAGGATTTTTAATCTGGTTCTTTTGGAACCCGGAAAAAGCTTTACACGGGTTATACAAAGCATTGGGCGAGGTATTAGAAAAGCTGAAGATAAGGACTTCGTCCAGATCTGGGATATAACTAGCACTTGTAAATACGCAAAACGACATCTTACAGAACGCAAAAAATTCTATAAGGAAGCCAAATATCCATTTACACTTGAAAAGATAAATTGGAATTGACAATCTATAACGATTGTTGTATAATAACCACATGATGATTTTAACCTTAGACAACCAACCTTTCGATTTAAATAATTTACCCGACGAGGTAGATGACAATATGAGATTTGCTGTTCTTGATAACAGCACACCTTCAGAACCAGACTTTTTCTTTCAACCATTAATTTTCTTAGAAAGCTTTAACAGTCCAGCAATGGTATTAAGAATAGGTGACGATGAGATTGCTATGCCGATCGACTGGAGTATAGCAGTAGGAGACAGTCAAAGCAGTTGCGATATAGAAATATTGCCGTTGACTAGCCTTAATGATAGGGGGTTCGAAGCTCTCTGTTTTAATCCGTTGACTAGCTTTAGAGTTGAATTTAAGCCAATTGAAATTGTAAATTTTTACAATGATGTTAAATGGTATTTTCCTAAAATGAAAAATAGTCAATTGCTAGCTGTACCATTGAATAGTCAGCCAAAGGCGCTGTGTACATATTTTGTAAAAGAAATTTCAAGACAGCACGAACTAATTCAGTTAGATAAATTACTGTAATATGGGAACACTTAAACCTGGCGTCACATACATTTACGAACATGCGGATGGTATTACATACGCAAGGGAATCTGGTGCTGAGCCAAGTGAAAGATTTGAAATTGGTCGGTCGGAAGGTAGGATTGATCTTGATGAACATGAGTTAGTAATTGCAATGCGCCGTGCTGCAAGAACCAATAAGTCTGTACGTAAGGCACTAGATCGTGCTATACTTGTTTATAAAATGAGT